GAGTCAGAAGCATCGTAATCGGCCTGCTCTGCCCGCGCTGTGGACAAAATGATTGGCTCGATTAGGGCGGCACCGGCCACACCTTCCGCGACGCCGACGCCAGCGCGCACCGCGGTACGGCCACCGAAACCAGCCCGAGCGCGCAGCAGCGAGGCATAGCGAGCCTGACTGATAACCGGCACAAAGCCTGACGCAATATTGATCGGGTCAAACAGCGAAACACCGAACCCGACTGCAAGGCGCGCGGCTCCTCGGCCAAAGCCGCCCGGGCTGCGCGAATACAGTTCTGCTCGCTTGTTCTCAATTTGTTTGCGCTGGATCAGGATGTCGAGTGCTTCTTGAGTGATGCCTTGATCCGGCACCGTCAACTGCGTGTCGAGATTAGCGTTGCGCAATTTGGAACGCGCAGCCTCGGCAGACAGGATATTGCTCGAGCGATTAGCGGCAGCCAGATCCTCTTGCCGCTGAATGGCCTGTACCGGATTGAACTCAAACGTCTCGCGGGCTGTTTCAGCCAGCTCCTCGCCGAGTGACGGTTCACGAACAGCAAGCTGCGGTTCGCGCTTCTGAAGAGACAGCAGTCCTTCAAAACTCATTCTGAACGTCCACCCATTTCAATGTCGAGGCGACGAATAGCTTCGCCCTTGGTTGCGGCACGGTTCTTAATCTGCTGCCAAGAATACTGGAACAGCGACCCATCGGCTCGCTCGACCGGCTGCCCGTCACGCATCAACACAACTCGATTGTCATCCGGCATTGTCTGCCAATACGAACCGCGAATCACGCCCATGCCAAGCTCTTTGATGGCTTCGTTTTTAAACTCACGCAAGCCAGTCCGGAGCTGCGCATTAGCCACGCTCTGCGTCACAGGAACACGGACTACAGCATCGTCAATTTCAGCAAACGCATATCGCTCGCCGACAACCTCTGCATAAGCCAGAGCGGCGGCATCCCCAGCGCCCTTGCCATTGCGGGCATAGTCCACAGCCAAACGATAAATCGCGTTCTGAAGGACAAGGCTAGTATTGAGGTCGCCGCCCTGCCCAACGTAAGACGCGCTGATTTCCTCGGTAACGTCCGACACCGCATCTTGCAAGTCTTTTGGCGACATCCGCGACGGCAACAGCTTGTTGAGATCGGAGTCTTTGATGGCCGAAATCTCAATCAAACGGTTCGACGGGCCTTGGCGCATACCAGCACCAATCACCGCAGAGTCAGCGGGTAAAGAAGCAGCGACCTGCTTGTACACCTTCGGCCAATATGCGCCCCATTTTTGACGCTCTTCTAGAATTGCGCCTGCGCCGACTACAGCGCCATCGCGCTCGGTGCGGCCATACGATCGATTGACAATATCGTCAGCGACCGCCTTCGGCACAACCGCTGTGTTATTTATGCCAATGCGCCGCGCCTCAATGTCGACAATGGCAGCAAATCGCTCTGACGCAGCGCGCTGCGCCTCTGGTGTAGTAGCAGACGCAACCGCGCTATACGCCTCGGCAACAGCAGGATTTCGCTCGATCAAGTATGACGCCGGGTCTTCTTCTTGCGCCTTGACCATACGCGCATAAGACTCGGACACCATTTCATAGCGCTTGAGACTTCCGGCAGCGCCAGCTTCTGCTGTCGGCTTCATCGCGGCGATCTGCTGCGCAGCCTCTGCTCGAGGCATGGTCGAAAGCGACACAATCATCGAGCTTGCCTTGAACGTTTCACGATAGTCGTTATATCTATCGGCCATTCCAGCAGCAGTGAACTCGGCCTGCGAGATCGGCTTATCTGGAGTGATGCCAACGCTCATGTACGCAAGTTGATCGTCAATCTTCGTGCGCAGCGCTTCTCGAGCTTCAGCCTGACGCACTCGGCGCTCTTGCTCGAGAATTGCAAGTCTGCGCTCTGCTGCCGCTTTGACGTTATCAACAGAGTCAGCGTCGAGAGCGTCAAGATATGCAAAGCCAGTCTGTCCTTGCGGCTTGGCGAGAGCGTCAAGAATCTGGCGCGGATTGCGATCGGCTGCCGTGATAGCAGCATCTTGCGACAGCAATGCGCGCTGTTGCGTCAGCCATTTTGACGCGGCATCTTTATCTTGGATACGAGAGGCGGTGAGCTTCAGATCTTCTTCAACAGACGAGAATCGGCTCGGATCGACTTGCACGATGCGACGAGCGCTGTTTGCAGATTCGTCAGCAACACGCACAGTCTTGGCAACAGAGCTGCGAGCCTGATACTCCATCGAGTTGCGCTGCACATCCAAGCCCTGCACACCAGCTCGCTCGGTAAACCATGCGCGCGCCTTGTCAGACTTTAGATTTGGGACGTACTCATTAACCATTTCCTGATAACGAGCTTCTGCGGCTTCTGCATAGCCATCAAAGTTGTCGGCAGCTTCTGCTTCTTGCCGCAACCTCTGTTGCTCATCAATCCATCGGCTAGTCAGCTCAATAGATTTTGATGACGCATCAACAGCGGCTTCGTCTTCACGACGGCGCTCGATCTCTAGATTACGCCGCTCGATCATCTGCCCAGCGGCTACAGCGCCGCGGGCGATTGCCTCACCGGCCTGCCCTAATCCAGACTGAATGCGCCCGAGTCCACCGACGTCGGGAGCAATGACGCGAGGCGTCGTTTGCTGTCGATAGAATTCGAGCTTTGCCATTACGCCATTCCTCGAGCTGAACCACCACGGAAGTTCAGCGCCATCGTTGATCTGCCAGCTTTAGGCGCGCCGCCACCACCACCAGCGGGCAGTTTGCCGCCAGCAGCCGAGAACGCCATCAAAGCATTGGTGCCAGCCGAGAGGATCGCTGGCCCCCAGAGCGGCTTCGCGGCGCGCGTTGCACCAGCTTCAAACATCAAACCTCGGCGACGGCCTTCGCCTTCGTATCGGATGTTGAGCGCGTCCAGCTCGGCAGCCGTAGCCGCGGCAGAGTAAGCGTCTGCGAATGAGGCAGATTCCAGCAAGCCCATCTGCGCACCGGCAGCGCGCGTCTCACCGAATGCCTCACGCGCCTGTCGACGTTGCGTTTCTTCAGCAGCACCAGCCTCAAGAGCGGAAGCACGAGCCTGCTCCTCCAGCCCTCGGGCTTGAGCTTCGCCAACCTTGCGCTGCTGTGACGTCTCGGCAATCGTCGAGATAGCAGAGGCAGCGGCAGCAATAAACGGTAAAGCAGCCATTACTGAATCCTCGAATACATCGCCATGTCTTGGCCCTGCGTCCCGAATGAACGCATTAAGCCCTCATATTCAAATCGCAGCATCTTTGCCCATCGGTGTCCGGCATCGAATCGCGCATCGACATACGCCTCAATGCGCCGATATGGGCGGGTGTTGAGGTAGTCATCGACAATTCGCGTCAGGCCAACCATCTTCGGGCCAGCATCTTTTGACAGCCACGCCCACGCGGCATATCGGTTCGTCCACATCTCTGCGACGCCTGCGCACATGATCGGCTTGTTGCCGTCCAAAATCGTGTAGGCGGGGCCAGCGTCGACCAACTGCTCGCAGTATTCGTCATCGAACGTCAGCGGCGACATGATCTGTTGCGCGTCTTGCAACACCATCGCTCGCAGATACTTGGCTTTGAATGAGACGACTTCCATTAGTCCTCCGTCTTCATTCTGGGGTACAAGGCAACCAAGGTCAGCGGCAGCGGCTGGTCAGCGACCACCCAGATGCGGCCATCAGTTTCGTATCCACCCGGATACGGCGTCTTGTCGGTGTCGCCAGTCAAAACAGGCGGCACTTCGTCCATGTAGTCTGACAGCGATCGATACAAAATGTAATCGGTCGATGACGCATCCGGGCCAACCTTGCCGCCGAGACTCGCGTAGAGGCGCAGCACGATCTGGTGAAACCGCTTGACCTTGCCCTGCGCCGTGCCATCCGTGGCACCAGACTCAATCCGTTGAGTGGCAATCGTGGACGTATACGGCTGGCCGATCTGCGCTCGAGCGGTCTTAACGGGGAACGTTATAGAGCCATTGGTCACAGTCAGGTTTTCAATCTCTGCGCCGTCAGCTAGAGCAGAGACGGTCGTGCCTTCCAGATGCCACAATCCGCTAACCGTCGTCGACGTTAGCCGCCAGCCATTGACCGGCAGTTCGTTCAAATTTGGGAACGGCGCGAGGATCGTGCAAAGCACTTGCTCTTCACTAACGTAGGAGGTGATCAGCGCGCGGCCCGTCAGCCATTGCTGGGCGGTCTCGTCAAAGTAACGCACCCGAATCTCGCGGCCTACGTCACCTGCGGCGAATACGTCGTCGTTCATTGCTAGCAGTTCATCGGCCTCGGTCGTGATGTAGTCGAGGCCATCTTCCGTGATCAGTTCAAAAACTGATGTTACCGTGAACGTGACGTTGGTTGATCCGCGCACGTTTGCGCCCGTACCGGGCTGCAATGACTCGCTTACCTTGCCGTCAAACTCAAGCGACGAGTCGAGGAACACAGCGCCCTCAATGTCATCGTCCTGCTCAAACGCTTCGGCAAAGTATTCGACAAAGCGCCGGGTCGATCCGTTGACCGACTTGTTGGCAATGATCCAAACGTCGTTGACGTCGGCATCCGGACTGGTGATGACCTGCACAGATTCGGCCTTGGCAGATACGCCACCGAGCGGGTGACGGTGCCAGCCGTAGACGTTCTGCTCTCGGTCATACGTCATGCCGAGCAATCGACCATTCGACAGAATGATCCAGATGATATTGTCCGGCTCCTTCTGGTACGCCATTTCGACGATGCCGGTCTGCGTGATCTCGGGGTACAGCACGTTCATATCGCGCGGAACCCACGAATCCGATTGAATGTCGAACCGCAGCTCGATGACACGACGGCCACCGATACGAATGAACAGCACCGAATCCTCGATTAGCACCGGTTCTAACTCTCTCGAGCCTTCAGCAGACTGGATCTCGTACTTGACGTTCTCGGGGCCGAGCACTTGGTTCGGAGTGATTTCCTGCACCGCGATCTCGGAGCCAGCCGTGCCGACCAGCAGCACATCCGATGCCGTCATCCAGCGGATCTTGTCGACCGTGCCGACAGAGATCGTCAGAGAAATAGCGTTGTCAGCCAGAATCTCGCCGAGCGTATCTGGAGCCATCGAGCTGTAGTCACCGGCCACAGACGCATAGATCTGCTGGTTACCAGCAAACCACAGACGATCGCGCCAGAAAGCGACCTTGTACGGGAACGCAGCGCCTGTCGCCGTACCCCACGCACCGATGCGGAACCGGCAATCATCACCGGCAACCACTTCGGCAGGAGCAATGCCCGGGCCGATAATGTCGCAAGTCGCCGTCTGCGCGTCCGTGATTGCTGTGATCTTGACGATGACGTAGCCCGGGTGCAGGTACTCCCAAGTCACACCACCGTCAGACTCGGTGCCTTCTTCGTGTATAGGGCGCACAGAGCCTGTTGTAGCGGTGTTCTGCGCTTCGTAATACTTGCCGTCAGACTTGCGCAGATTCGTCGCTGTGATGCTCTTATTCGTCTCCCACGGCACCGTCGTGATATTGGTCGGCTCCAGCCGAAACAGCATCCCAACGTGCTCGTTTTCAAAGACGTTAGTCGAGCAGGTCAACGAGACGCCGGTACCCGTTGAGGCGCCGAGCGTGAAGTTCTTGGTGTCGAGCGGTTCCGTTTGGAACGGGCCGTCTGTCGGCGAGTATGTCGCAAACGCCCAGCTGGTGTTGCCGCTACGGGTCAACGTGCGCGGCGCATAGCCCTCGCAGCCGATGTACAGGACGTCACCCGACTGGACGATAGAAAGGGCGCAGCCGCCCTCTGGGTTCGTCAGATCGGCTTCGGTGTACGGGGATGCAATCTCGTAGACCTTTTGCATATCGCCGTTGAAGACGTATGCGCTATACCCGGTCGTGTTGATCGCGTTACCAAACCAGTCCTTCAGCTCGAACGTATTCGCGCCAGCATTGACGTTTGACACCTGCACATAGCGGTTGTTGATCTGCGTCATGCCCTCGACGCCGGTCACATAAAACCAGTCGCCGTTGGCAGGATCGGTGCCGGTGTAGGTCAGTACGCCCGGGTTCGCTTGCGTGATGTTGGTGATGTCAAGTATGTCACCGAGTACCACACCTCGATCGGTGTAGAAGCGCACATATTGGTCGCCAAACTCGAGCACATAGGCCTGATCGAACGAGAACTCAAAGCGCTTGAGGTAGGACTTCTTGTCCTGATACTTGGTCGGCAGCACAAACCGCGTACCCGGCATCCGCTTGGCTGGCCCCTGCACGGTCGGGATAAACCGCTCCATCTTGTAGCAAGAGCTGCTGTACTTCTCAAAGTCGACGCGACCGGATAGGAGAGGGCCGACCTCGCCGCCGTTGAAGTTAGAGATCGCGGGCGAGCTTTTCGCCATGTCTTACAGCCTCGCCAAGATCCAAGTCTGGTCGGCAAGCGACTCCGGTGGATTCTCAATTGCGTTTGCAATGACGGCATCCTTTATCGCATTACGATAATCCTGATATGCCATCTGTTTTTGCTCTGCACTTGCGGTCAGCGGTTCGGCGACAAGGTACGCAAGATATGCGGAGAATGCCATGTCAAACGCCGTATCAAACTGAACCGGGTCAGTCACTCGAGACAGGTATCGCAGCTTCAGCGGGCCAGCCTGATTCGAGAGGATGTACTTACCCTCGAGGACGTATTCCTGCCCGCCCGTCGAGATCAGATCGGAAAGATCAGGCGAGGGATACCATTGCCCAACTTGCAGGATGCGCAGGCAGTCTGTCGGGATCTGATACTGATACGACCAGTCCCAGAGCGGAGTCCCAGAATCAGCGGCAAGGTTTGCTCGCTTGATGCAGTACCGCCAAGAGAAACGACGCTGGAGATAGTCCCGCGCCATATCAAACACGGCATTCACCTCGCGCGCAGGCTTGGTGTTATCCGTGAGATTCAAAATGCGCAAATCCCCGAGCTTCGTCAGCGCGAGGTTTGCGATTGCT